ATATTCAAACATAAAAAAAAGAGAAGCATCCTAGCCGTTTGGAGAGTAAACGCATTGTAGGCAATGCGATTTGGAGGCAGCTAAAATACTTCTCATTTATATTATCCTTATTCTAATCTATTGACTGCTCTGTGTCTAGGATTATTTTGTTATCAGGATACATTTTATAGTATTTTCCCCTAATCTCATGCTCTACTTCAACTCTAATGCTTCCATCCTCCTCTTTAAAAAACTGAACAGTGAACCATTCACCCTCTATCGCTATTCTTCTTGTTATCATTCTTACATATCCCATGTGCTGACAAGTCTCTTCCACACCACCATTGTTTTTTGTCATATGTGTTTGCAGGCTGTTTACATTTGTGGCATACCTGCCCTCCCAATTTAATTTTCGTCATGCAGTGGGTCTTCTATCCACTCATCAGGCATTAATTTAGGAGAAGATAGTTTAGCAAGTTGTTCGGTATAGATTTGTTTCTCTTTTTCTAAATACCATGCTTGTTTATCACACTCTTCTATTCTATTTTTAAGTTTTTCTATTTCAGATAGATTCACAGATTGCTTATGCCCTCGTCTATCTAAATACTTCCTATTGTTACCTTTGCAATAGCCAATTAACTCTTCTGTTGTTGACTTTGCTTTAATGACATCAAATGTTTCTATCCCTCCAATTTTATAGTGGTCAGGATTAATTGCATCGCTCACTTCACTACCTCCTTGTCTACAATAATTAAATCTTCAAATAACTCACATTGAGTACCCACAACCTTAACATAAATATCGTTAATTTCCAATGCTTTTAATAACTTACCTTTATAACAAATAAATTCAGGTCTAGGCTGTTCTTTAATTAAATCATAATGTATATATATCCCTAATATAAGAAATAACATTATGAAAAGAACAATATATTTAAGTATTTTCTTTAGCATAAAATAATTCTCCATTGTTATACTCTATTTATATAGAGAGTATAATTACACCATGTAATCAATGATTACAAATTCATTAGAAAGGGGCAACATTATGTGGACAAAACCATCAGCAACAGAAATGCGTTTCGGCTTTGAAGTTACAATGTATGTTTGCAACAAGTAATTCATACTAAATAGGGGGAGTTACATCCCCCTAAATAATATCTTATATTTAGAATCTGCTCTTTTTATCCAGTCTGCACACAGCCTAACCGTCACAAATCCTTTTTTACCCCTAATTCCACCTACTTTTACTGCGTGTTTAGGTAGATACCTCAAATTAGCAACAGGTATCGCCCTAGAAACCCAATTAGAATGGGATGTCATCTGTCATCTCTGATACAGATTCAACATTGCGTTTTGGTGCTTGTTTCTGACCATCTGTATTAGGTTTAAACAATGATGCAACAATAGAGTTACCTTTGCTTTCATCATATGGAAATCCTGCTAGGTTTGCACTTCTGTCAATCAATGCAAAAGAATTACCATCATCTGTTTCCATGATAACACCAATATTAGTGTATCTGTTCTTCTTGTTACCTTCTACATCGGTATAGCTACCGTTTACTACTGATATATCATACAACTTTTTAGCCATTATTGTTCTCCTTAATAAATTTAATGGTGTCCTCAACCTCCGTTAAGAACTTTATTACTTCTTCTTCAAGTAATTTAATTTGCTCATCATCTCTCTCTAATCTAATGACAACCATCTTTAGATTTTCAGGAAATGACGGACAATACGATACATAATCTACCCACTTTCTATTCGGCATACAAGCTAACTGCCAAAGCATTTGTAATTTATAGTTACTAGGTATCTTATTTGTAATCAATGTTTCTGTGTGGTTCTGTGGCTGTCTGCATTTTATTTCAATCATACCATCATCACCAACTAAACCATCTGGACTAGCCCCTGCCATGTCTATCGTAGGGTGGTCTACAAAGCCAATCTCTTCTACATCTGCATACTTAAATACATAAAAGTCTCTAGCTTCGTCTTCTGTGTCTATTCCATGTTGCATAGCTTGGTTAATATATATTTCTGTTCTTTTACCTGTTAATCGTTCTGTGACTAATTGGTGTCTATAGTTTCTACGATATGCTGATTCACCTGATTTAGTCGTTGCCATTACATTAGATAAATTAGATGCCGTAACCTTACCTAATCTAGCCTGAAACCACTCTTCACTCCGTTGTTCCATCTTTACTCTCCTTATTGTTATTTCTTATCTCCTCCAAGAATGGCTGACATTTCTTTCTAGCCTCATTATCCATCTTATTATAGACGGCTCTAGCCCCATCAATGCCTTGAGTTTCATACACATTCTTAATTAAATCTAATGGGTCTAAATCTGCTAAATCTTCACCCTGAAAGATATATAACCCTATTCCATGTAGGGCTATTGCTTTTGCCAAACATCTTTGCATAGCCGTATTAACTTGCATCGCATCAGGATTCTTAACGGCTTGATTTTTATAGTTCATCACAGGTAACTGCATGGTCATGCTTTTACCAAACGCATGGACTGTGCATGTCACCATCATACTGTCATTAAAGATTTGTGGTTGATGATACTCCCATGTTGCCATAGGGTCATGTTGTAATAAGATGTCTACGGCATGTGCCCAAGCCAAGTAGTTAAACTGACCTTTCTTTTCTATGTATTTGGAAACATCTAATACTCTTAATTGTTGAAACTTACTTTTATCTGCCATCATTACTCTCCTGTTGTTGTTGCTCATCGGTCATCATCTGCTGTCTGTCATCCATACGCTGACCTAGTTCTTGTAAATCATTCTGCATGGCTTGTATTTGCCATTGTAGATATTCATACTGTTCTTTAATTTTACTCATATTTACTCTCCTTGTTAATATGTATTTACAATATATTACACTTTGAAACGATTGTCAACACTATTTTTCGTATCATCAAACCCTTGAGTTTTAAAGACTTTTCCGTCTTTGGATACGGCTCTGTATTGTATATCATTTCCAAATGTTTCTTTTAATTGCTTGATTAGTTCGTTTATTGTCATTTTATTTTCTGTCATGGTCTATCCCTATATCTCATGCCCTTTCGGTCATAATAAAAGTTAAAAGTAGGCTCTCCGTTTTCCCCTATGTAGTTCCTTTGTTTTTGCACAAAGACTTTAGCATCAGGGATATTTCTTATTTGCTCATCTGATAGTTTATTATCCTCCATTTGTTTTTCTTTCATTTTATTTCTCCATACAGTCAACAGATTGTCTGCAAGATTGACAATGTGGTTACTGCCATGCACATCATTTTTAGATGGGTGTTCATACACATCACGCATTTTTTTTGTATGAGCCACCAAAAAGATATGGATAGGGTATTTACGGCACATTGAAGTTAATTGGTCTACAAACTTCTTCTGTGCATCATAATTATCCTCTGCAATATCATTCATCTTCATCAGGCTGTCTATCACTATAATTTTACATCCTAAAATATTGTAGGCATATTCAATCATAGCGTAGATGGTTCTCGTTTTAGTTACATTGGCTTGATTGTAGATATATAGTTTATTTTTCATTATATCCACAAAGTTATTAATACAGTCATCTGTAACATCTGCATGACCCTCCATCTGTGTTATCATTCTGCTACAAGTGTATATGGGGTGCATTTCTAAACTCGCTATAATGCACTTTGTGTTACTTTTTAACTGACTTAATACCACTTGCGATAACCACATGGTCTTCCCTGAACCATTTGTGCCAGACACCACTGTAATTTCATGGGGTCTTATGAGAAATCCCTCATTGGTATGATGAAACCCTAGCCCCTCACCTTTTTTGATACCACCACGATACCAACTATGAATATCCTTGCGTATATCATCTGTGGTTATGATAGAGAATTTTTGTTCTAACTCACCTGTTAGTTCATCAATCTTATCACTATCAATGGTTAGTTCGGCTATAATTTCACCTGTATTTAACTCATTCACTCACAGTTTCCTTTTCCATGTCTTGAATGATGTCTTTAATCTGATAAGCCCTTAATAAAGGTATCTTATCGTTTTTAAACCATACATTGACGGCTTGTCTTGATACACCTAATGTTGTTGCTAGTTTTGATTGTGAATTATCAAAATACGGCATAATTGTTGTTAATGTTATTTGTTCCATTTAAATTCTCCATAAAAATATAATTAATAAAATAAGAAATAACCAACCAATAATAATCATTCTATTTCCTCTCCTTTGCATCTTTATCATCTAAAAAGTATTGGGTAATGATTTTTTCTCCTGTGCTATCATCTATCCATACCTCCCAATTTCCGATTGTAACTCTAACACAATCTTCTGCTGTTGGTTTAATTATCATGTTTACTCTCCTTTTTTGTTTGAATATAAGATTCCAAGATTCATAAGAAATGCTTTATATATTATTGAAACCTCATCTTCTACATCATAAGCCATGTATTTTGCTTCTTGAAAACACTTGTCAATTTCATTAATAGTAAATGTTGCTCCATATGCTCCATCAAATTGTTTGTAACTATCCCCCATATATTTAATATCCATTACTTCTCTCCTTTTTTATATTCATCTTATCTCCTTTACACTATCTGTTTGAAAACCTGATAGATTAG